TCAAATACAGCCACACTACCTTGTACAGTTGAACCATCGTAATTGATAGGAACTTGAACCAGCCCATCACCACTTAAGTTAACTGACTTGCCAGAATACATAACACCGTCATGCTGTCCATTAGCACCTACCATCACAGTATTACCCTCATCATTAATTCTTCTCTGTGGAGTAGCTAAGAACCCTGTATCAGGGTCTAAACTATACCATATATAGTCTCCTTGGATTAATGGTGGAGTGCTACCTCCAGCATATCCAAACTGAAATCCAAAGTTAAGCATTAGCTTATCCACACTTCCGCTGTAGCTGTAATAGTCTGTACATCAGAACCAAAAGCTAAATCTTGACCAGCCTTAGCTGATATAACAACTATTCCACCTACTCCAAAATCAAATGTAATATCTGCATCTGCTGCTGCATGCAAAATACTATATCCTGAAGCATTAAACCCACTAGGAGTACCTGTATACGTGTTTGCCTTTTGCCTTAATTGGAAATGCTTGAATAATCTCCGCTGAATTTTTTACCATTATTTATCCTTTATTATTTTTACTGAATTAACCTGCATAAAATACTATCACCCTACAAGGAGCTGAAATAACATCAGTCATGTCTGAGTCATGACCTCCACCATTAAGCTTAGACTCTTGAATTATGTAATCTCTACCTACTTGTACAACAATACCTTCTGCATTAGAAAAGCCTTTAAGACCACTAGCCTTACCAGATGCACCATCAAATACCCAACCAGCTTCACTCCAAATACCTTCATGCTCTACCTCTGCTCTTACCCAACATCTAGCAGCTATAGCTTCATCATTTACACCATCAAAGAATGGGTTAGCTATTACTACTCTTTGGTCATTGGTAACTGTACCAAAATCTACAATAGCATGACCAGTACTAGGTTTATCGATCCATTCTTTACCATCAGCAGCACTATTAGTTGCTAATATCTGTCCTGCTGTACCTAAGCCTAAACTAGCTTCTGCACCTATCTGATTTAGTGTAACACTATGAGGATTACTGGTATCATCCAGGTGAGTTTGAATAGCTGGATCAGCTGGTTCAGCATTTATCTGTGTGGCTGTAACTCCATGAGGGTTATCTGTTCTCACTAAGTGAGCCTGCAAATCTGGATCTGAAGGCTCAGCACCTACTTGAGCTGCTGTAACTTGATGAGGATTAGACACATTATTTACATGAGCTTGTAGTTGGCCATAGTTAGGTACATCTGCTGCATTTACAGCATCTTCTACAAGATTTACAATCTTATTAACCCCTCCACCAATGTCTAAATTTCCTGTCATTGGTGTAGAACCATCTAATTTTAGATATGATGTTGTAAGTCCAGCTATCTGACTATATTCTACAGCTTCTCCATTAGCTGTTGCTGGAGATAGGTTAACAATCTTATGTGATCCCATAGGTAGATTACCTAGCATAGAATTACTTCCATCTAGTCTAAGGTATAAACCTCCTACATTACCAAAGTTTCGGTAACCCCACTCTTGTTCACCCCTTACAACCATATCTCCATTATAGACAGTAGACCCTTGAAGGTCACCACCAGTAAATGTGTAGCCGCTTGAAGCATCTACACCCTCAACACCCCAAAAAGCTCCTGTACTTTCTCCGGTGTCATCAGGATACTCACTTGCTGCATCAGGAGTATACATAGCTACAAAATATAAACCTTGCCCCAAAAGAGAAGAGTCTAGTTGACCTGCTCCATTAAGTATAATAGGCTTACCTGCATCAGAAATACCGGTAGAAGCTACAATATGTTCTGTCTTTAAGTATGACTCTCCAGCAGTTGCTTTACCATCCAACTCTGTTCTAAGACCTGTAATACTCTCTATTGGGTGGGTATCATTCCCATCTCTCCCAGTAAGCTGATTGTGTACAGTTATAGGGTCAATATTCTTATATGTACCATCATCAGAAAGATAATTTGTTCCATCACCTAATGTAGTTAACCCATGCTCTTCTCTTCCAGCCTCATGAGTATCTAAGTTATCTTGAACCGCAGACGCACTACCTACTGGATCAGCACCAACTTGAGAAGCTGTAACACTATGAGGATTAGCTAAATCAGATATATGGGATACAGGAGCTTTATCATCTAAAGCTAATTGGGTTGCATCAGATATAGGCTTATCTGCATCTGAAGTATTGTCTACATTAGCTAAACCTACTTGAGCCTGAGTAACATTATGAGGATTAGCATTATCGCTGATGTGAGCCCCTAAATCACTATTTAACTTACTTAGAGGGACAGCTTCATTATCATTCTGAGGTGTAGCAACTTTAAAAGTCTCTGTCTCGTTACCATTACGTAAAGCATATCTAAAGTCTCCTATATCAGTGTCTAGTTTACTATCAAGCTCTGTTTGAATGTTTGTCTCTGAACCTATAGGGTTTTTAGCAGGTATATTCTCTGCATTGATACGGTCGTACTCTCTATCTACAATCATATCATCAACAGTACGTTTTTGAATTACCTTACCGTATCCAAATTCCATATCCTCTAGAACAACAAGTTGTTTCTGTATTCTAACCATTATTTAACCTTTCTACAATACTTATAACTATATTCTCTATGTTACTCATATCTACAACTTCATTACCTTCAATGGTAAGCCTACCTCTAACATTACCACCCGTAATTGGTAATGCTCCAGCTTGAACAGCTGTAACATTATGTGGATTAGTTTTGTCAGCTCCATGAGATTTCTCAAGCTTAGTTGCAAGCTCATTTACTGCAGCATATGATAGTGGCTTATCCCTATCAGGAGTATTGTCAGCGAGATTTAGTCCTACATCAGCCTTTGTTATGTTGTGAGGATTAGGTGATGCAACATGCATATCTTGCATAGCTTCAAAATACCCTAGATTAACAGCATCAGATGTACCTACTGGCTCAGCCACCTTAAATCTAATTGTAGCATCCCCATCAACATTAGCAAACTCAAAACTTGTAATGTTTGTAGTCATTAAGTAGTCAAGAATAGCCTGAATGTCTGTCTCATTACCACCTAATTCCAAAGCAGGTATATTTCCAGCGTTTATTCTATTATAATCTTTATCTACAATAGTATTGTTTTCTGTTCGTGATTGGTTTACAACACCAAAGCCAAACTCACAATCTTCATGCACAACAAGTTGTTTCTGTATCCTAATCATATTGGATACTTTGCAATAATTCTATCAATAATAGTTTTAACACTATCCACTTGGTCGTAAGGAATATTGTCAGCATTGATTAAGCTGATTGTAACTGCCTGACCGTTTCTAAGTTGGGTTACAGAACCAAAGCCCCACATAAGGTCTTCAACTCCTCCAAGCTGTTTTACAAATCTTAGGTCAGCAAGTTTGACCTCTTTGTCCATTATATCATCACAGTTGGTTGTCTCTGCCATATTAAAATCTCCTATATTGTGTTTGTCTAACTTCAGTAACTTGAGTACTGAAGTTACGAGCTGTAAGCTTTTTAGCTGTAGCAAGCTCAGCAGCATACTTAGCTAATTCAGCATCGCCTAATCTATAATTACCTTCATCATTATCATCTTGTCTAGCATGCCCTACCACATAATGAACTAATGCTTGAAACCACATATCATCCAATACAAGTAAAGCATTCATAAAATCAACATTAGGTGGTACAGCATTATAATAAACAAGAATATGTGTTTCAGGTAAAGCAAAACCAAATGTAATGCCATAAATATCTTTCACATGGTTATTGTTTATAGCTGTAAGAAACCCAAAAGAAGAGAAGTTTGTTGGAGACATACCTACAAATGTATTTGTACCTACATAAACACCAAACTCTGTCATAGCTGACAACATTAAATCCTCATACAAATAACCAGATATATCCCCATAGTTGGTTATAGTCTGCTCATCAGGTCTAATCGTAGCTAAAGATGTGGTAAGTCCTTCAGGTTTGTCAAGACATATACCATCATCCTCAATAGCTATAGCAACTACACCCATAGAGCTTCCATCAATAAACTTGAAGTTAAGTTGCTCACCCTCTATAAAGTTGTTGAAAAATGTAAGGTCTTCAAATGGTGGAAGTACCTCTAGGATACTCTTATTAAGGTTTGACTTTGTAGCATAGCGGTCAGGAATAACTAAAGAATTATCAATATCTTCCCGTGAATATATTGGTAATAGCTTATCCATGTACTCCACTCTGGTTACATTAAAGCAATCAGATGGTAGAGTATATGTAGTAATACCGTTAGCCAGTGATAAGTAGGCTTTATTTCGGTAGATGTTTGTGAGCTTACAAATATCTTTCTGTGCTTCACTAACAAGGGATATTAATCTCTCATTAGACCACCCAGTCTCATCAAGATCACCTAATCTAGCTCGAGCAGAAGCTACTATATCACTGACTCTCATTACTTATCCTTCTGCGTAGTTGCAGGTTTTTTAGGCACTTCTGCCACCTTAATAGGTTTCTTTCTAAGAACCTTAGCTTCGTGTGCTTTCATCATTAGTACGCTCCTACATTGTTAGCAAATCTTGCATATTCAAAGAGCACATTCATACTACCAGAAGTAGACTCAGCACCTTTATAAACTGCAATAATGTAATAATCTCTAGTATCTGTCTGAGAGCCGAGAGCCATACCGTTTCCGTTAATCTGTCCTGCTGTAGGCAAGTCAATATGAATTGTCTTATCCCCTGCAGTTGCTTCACTAACATCTACGTCTAAAGCAATCTCTAGATCCCACACCCCACCAGGAGCACAGTTATCACTACCTTCTTCACATCCTGAAGTAAGATAGAAGTCAAACTTAGCATCAGTAGCACTAAATCCAGGTGCTCCAGTGATTACTTGCATACCAAGTACCATAGAACCACCAGGAATAGTACCAATGATTAGCTCATCCCCTGGCTGAATATATGTATCGCCTAACCCTCTGATACCATCATCTGTAGAGATGACAGCATCAACAGCGTAGCTCTTTGCAGAGTACTGACGCTCAAGATTGTTTAGGTGTTGTTTGTATAGAGGGTACATCATAATGAACCTCCATCGCCTACAAAGACACCATTATTAGTGCTTCCTGAAATGTATTCACAGATAACTCTAAGTTTACCTTTAGTTACATCCTGATTTAAGACTAAAGACACACCTTCAGCTGATGGAAAGTAGGTATCGTTAAGAGTACCTACTGAAGCACCTGCTACAGTAATATCCAAGTCATCAGCAATCACAAGACCACCAATAGTAGTTACATCTAAGGTGGTACCAGCATCAAACGCCTCATCCACGATAATGTAGAATTTAGGCACGAAACTATCAGCAGGAATGTTATACGATAGATGATTATCACCCCCCTTCGCATAAATAGGCGCTGAGCCTAGACGATCTCCATCAGAAGCGAGCTCAGCAAATAATGTTGAAACTCCCACTTCCGAAACTCTTCTAAGGTTGTTCTCAAATAAGGCTGAAATGTTAACAGTTGCCATTATTCACTCCTTATGCGATTGTGCTATTGTAAGTATCTACTGCGACAATACCATATTGGAAGCCAGATACCTTAGCATCTTTATACTCACCATTCTCAGCTTTAAAGATAGTTGATTGAACGTTTGTCCACAACTCTAGTGCTGAACCACTTGTAATTTCATAATCATCAGAAGACTGATACTTGTAATCAGGCTGTCTACCAAACGCTTGTTGTAGTGCACCTGCACCCAATACCAACGCTCTAGAAGCTACAACACCTGCAGAGTCGAATCCTGTTTCACCTGAGAAAGAACCATTTTCATGAACTTGTCTAAGTCCAGGAACTTCAACTTCTGATTTACCAATAACTCTACTAGATGAAACACCCATGAAGTCATCACCCTCAACAATTACAAATGAACGGAATGTTCCCATGTAACCTCTGATAAGTCTGTTATCGTTACCTCTAATATCACCTGTCTGTAGGATCTCTTGTAGTCTAGTATCTAGTGCAAGGTCTTCAGCTTGTTTAGCATCAATTACCAATAAGTACTTTCTTACTCCACCTTCAAATGTGAAAGGCTCAAGTCTACGTCTCTTACCACCAGTTGTATAACCCTTAGATGATTTGATAATCTTCTCAAGCTTAACTAGGAATTCATATCCAAATGTATCTGTAGATGTTAAGTCTCCAATAGTCGCTCTATTGTTAGGTCTAACAATGTGAGTAAGTGTTTCACTATTCAATCTACCTTGTGCAGCATCAAATAGCCATTGATCTGATTGTCTTACATACCAGTCAGCTAGTAAGCTTCTTGAATTCTCGTGAGTAGATAGTGCTTGGTTACCAATGTCAATAGCGTCAAACTCATCACCATTGTCAAGACCGTGTCTAATACGACGAACTCTAATTTTATCAGAGAATTGCTTCTTCTGCTCTTCATTACCTCTTAATCTTTCTTTGTCTAGTTTTGCTTCGCCTGAAACATTTCCACCAAACTGAAAGGCAACTTCATGGCCCGAACCCTTAGATGCATCAGTTGTAACGAATACGATTGAATCCTTAGTAGATCCTTTCATACCTGCCCACCAACTTGTTGCGCTCTTTTGTATTAATCCCTCTAACATCCATTGTCTACGTTTTAAAACTGAGTTGTAAGTTACTACACCAGTTTGCGACGGTTGTGCTGCCATTTATATACCTTTTAAAATATTGCACTTGCATATTGAGCAAGCGCTGTTTCTTGTACGCCTTCAGATGAAGGAGTTGTGCTTCCACCAACAGCACCTAAGTTTGGCGTCTCAGGTATGTTCTCATTGTGGGTTTCCGTGGGTCTATACAGGATATCCGCAGCTTGAGCAAGGAAGTCTTGTGGAGTAACCTTACCAGCTTCTAACTCACCTAGCAATCTGGGAGGTAAGTCTAAATTCAACATCTCCTCAGTTAACTGTCTAGTTGGGTTCGCTTGGTTGTGTTCAGCAATTACTTCCTGAACTGATTGTGCTCCGACCGTTTGCTGTGCATATTGGCTAGCTGTATCGAAAACCTCTTGGTAAGGATTGTTTCTCTGCGCTTCAAGTGTCTGTCTAATGTATTCATCAGGGTCAGAATACTTAAGTGTAGGGTCAATCTGAGTAGCTGAAACATCAACAGTAGGTATCGTTTCCTTTACCTTCTCTAGTTCCAACTGAGCTTTATCAGCTCTTAACTTTTCACGGCTAGTAGCAGCTTGTGAACCTCTGCGTCTTTTCTCGGTTTCCAGGAGCGCCAACTCTACTGGTCCTAGACCTTCAGCTTTAATCTCCAAGCTACCATCTTCCGTTCTTACTAAGTGGTTTTTAAAGAAGTCACTCGGGTTGAAGGACTGATCAATTGTGTCAGTCGGTTCTTGTGAGTCTTCTAATCTATTTGGTTCTGTGTATTGCATATTAAGCTCCTTGTATGCTTAGTTGTAATATTTTAACTATATTATTATATTATAACCTATTTTATATTAAATTAACCTTAAAATAATTTAAACTTGATTTAATATCTATTATGGTATAATAGATATAATACATTAATATCTGGAGATACAATGACTACAAAAGAAACACTCCGCCTAAAAGCAAAATCATTATTAGCACTTGGTGAAGCACCAAAAGATGTAGCTGAAAAAACAGGCTTGGGTTATCAAACTATATTAAAATTGCGCAAAGACCTAGAAGCTGAAACAGATGCAGATGTCACTACAATAGATCCAGTTGCTGTGCAGGTAATAGTAGACAAAGCACGAGAAGATAATGTACCTAGTAATATAGTAAAGAAACTAGAAGTAGTGCAGGAAGGAATTACTGGATTACAAAAATTAGATAATGAATTCCATACTACAATGTCAAAAGTACTACAAAAAGCAAATGAATTCCTCGATGGTGATTCGTTAAAGCCCAGTGAATGGGTTGCGATTACAAACTCACTGAGTAGTGCCTACAATAATATATTCAATAATTCTGGTGTGAATGTGCATGTGGATAACTCCACGAATGTTAGTAGTACTGCGGTGTCAATGATGAAAGGTGCTCTCCGTGGATAGTTGGTATCTGAATATAACACCTGATCAATATGATGAAATCTACAAGGGAACATCACTAATTGCAGATAAGTGGTTGTTTGAGAAATCACCTGAAAGTGATGAAGATTTGTTGTTGAACTATATGCCGTGTAAATTGTGGAGATTGAACAATATGTATCAAATCCGCGATAAGTTCGGTACACCTATGAGATTTAACCTACACCGTGCACAACATATTGCATATGCTGCCTCGCTACATCATTCTCGCCTCATAATCCTGAAGTCACGACAACAGGGTATCAGTACATTGTGGCTCATCAGCTTCTTCGATGATGCCTTGTTCCTAGAGAACACGAATGCAGGCTTGATGGCGCAGGATGCAGATGCTGCTACAGATCTCCTGGAACGTGTGACATATGCATGGGATGATATGGATGAAACTGTAAAATTAGTACTCGGACTGGAGCGTCTCGTAAACAACTCGAAAGTAACCACATTCAATAATGGTTCGAAGATATTCGTTAGAACTAGTTTTAGATCTGGTACGCTCACTAGACTCCACATATCTGAACTGGGAAAGATCGCGAATAAATACCCTGAACGAGCGAAGGAAACAAACTCTGGATCTCTACAAGCTATTAAAGCTGGAAATACAGTAATAATTGAATCTACAGCTGAAGGTCGTGATAACCTGTTTGCTACAAAGTGGAAGGTCGCAGAAAATCACGTAGGTGTAATGTCAGAAATGCACTTTGCTCCACTATTCCTCTCATGGGTAGATGACCCTGATTGTACACTCGCTGTACCAGTGCGTATGAAGAAGGAAGATGAAGCCTACATTGAGATGGTGGAACGTGACCTACATATAGAGTTGACAGATGAGCAGAAATGGTGGTGTTGTGCGAAGCGTGAAGAGCTAGGTGATGAGTATGACAGAGAGTACCCATACAATCCAGAGTCTGCGTTCTCACAAGCACGTGATGGCTCATATTATGGCCGTTTGATAAAAGAGTTACGAGATGAAGGTAGACTGTTTAGTGGTGGTATAATGGAACCTGAGCTAAAGGTAGATGTGTCATTTGACCTAGGTATAAATGATACGTTTGAAATGCTGTTCTGGCAATCAGATGTGACCCGTGATGGTAAGCTACAAGTACGCTTGATAGACCATTACCAC